CCCCACTGGATAGTGAAACCATTCGCAAACTTTACGAAACCAGCATTAGCATCAAGCTTAGACGCTACTATAGCACCTTGGCCTAATAAGTTTTTAATTGTAACAAGCGTACTCGCTGGGGAGTCTTTCCAGTTTGTACTACCGAGGATTGCTTTAATTTGGTCTGTGATAGGAGCGTGCGCACTTGTGTCACGGCTATGGGCCTCTAATGCACCTCTAGTCAGATATGCCGCATCAATCTTCTTAACGGTTACATTTGTTGAGTTGCCAATTACAACATCTAAGGAGAATACTTTAGAATTAATCGGTGTCTCCTTAGACGGAATATAGGATGCGTAGTTACCGCCATTACTATATGCAATTAATCTAGCAGCGGAATCAGATTCACCTTCTAAATTGGCATATACGCCTAATTCCCTAGCAAAGAATCCATTAGTTACTGTACTATTGCCTACTGCAAATTCAATTCTAAATTGACCATCTCCTACGAATTCACCATTAGAGGTAAACGGACACTCCAATTTTGGAGCTATTACAGAGGTCATAGTATCGATATTTTGATTATCGAGCTGGCCGTCCCCAGTAACTAATTTAATATACTGCAACTTCTTACCAGTTGCTTGCGATCTTGCGATTAACTCACGGCCGTAATTGGTTAATCGTGTATTTGGATAAATAGAAGCCATGTGTTCTCCTTATACTTTAATTGTTTCTAATACGTCGAAGCTCATGCCTATATTAATGTCAGAGCCTACTTTGAAGTCAAACTTATCTAATGCCGCCCCGACATGGAAGGATTCATATACATCAGAGATAGCGCCAAGGTATATTTCGCCGTTAAGGTTTGTAGTACTTTTAGTTTTGATGATTAAGTTCTTAGGTATTAACGGCTCAACATAATCAATGATATTGTTGAGTTGTGTTTCAAACCCATCTACTACATCTAGCCAGTACTCATACCTATCAGATACAACAGAGTGCTCTACTACATGATTACCGAATTTAAAATTAAGCATTTCTTGTACTTTAGGCATAGTAAAAGGACGCTGACCGATTAATACCGATAGTATTTCGCTTCTGCGCCCTTCTGTGTCTGTCAAATCCGGAGGATTGATACCTAAGATTTGTTCCCACGCTTCAAGCCCGTAATCTGACGCGGTATAGATGTATTCTTCCTTAAAGATATCCAGCATGATATCCCATAGTAGTTGTAATTCAGCCGACTCCACTCGATACACTTCTTGGATATCCCGAGAATCTCGAGTTAACGGAACGGCGAATTGTGAAATATCAATATCTCGCTTAAAAATGCCGAAATCTGTAATCATACTGCCACCAAAGTAATCGTCCCTAATACTGGGATTTGATTATCCTTTAATTCTAGTTTTGATATAGCGGCACCATTTACGGTAATTCTACCCACATCAAGAACGTTAGGAAGTTCAACCATCAAAGCTGTTACCAGGCTAGACCTAAGAATAACATGATCCTTCTCGTCTTGATTACACCATTCTTTAGCACGAATAAGTAATCGTTGCTTGATAGCGTTTTCTGCAAGGGTTTGAATTTCGTTAATTGTGTGACCGCTCATCATAGTTACTTCAATTCTGTAGTTGACAGTTACAGGTTCAGCCTTTTCGATTGTTACAGTATGACCAATAGGAGCAAGCCCATAGCCTTTGCCTTTCGGTGCAGGGTCTATAACGTTCTCTACTTCCTTAATTAGTTCATCCGCTGCGGGCTTATAGTCGCTATTTAAGACGACTAACTTAACTGTACCGCCACCATTCCAACAGCGGTATACTTTAACACCACCTACACCAGGGATAGCTAATACCTTTTCCTTGTAATCAGCACCATTACCGCCATAAGCTTTTGATTTCAAAGCATCAAAGTATCGTTTTCTAAATACTTCTGTGTCTTCTTCATCTTCGCCCGGCGTGATATTTTTCAATATCTTAGCGGAGGTAAGGCCATTAATACCTTGGATTGGCGTAATATCACCTGTAGTCGCATTAGGGGTGCGTCCGTACTGTTCGCATTTGAGCTTGTACTTATGTTCCGTGTCGTCGATTAACTCTGTTACAACAAAGTTATATTCGTTGTAATTAAACCGGGAGCCAATCGGTACTTCCATATTAAACTGGGCTTCAAATTCGCCTTGCGTTGCGGGTTCCGGGTAGATATTAAACTCTGCCGCCCGAAGTATTAAGAACTCACGGTCTGCCGTAGTTGCAAACGCTTGTTTCAAAATAACATCTGCTAGGATGTAGAGCTCTGCGAACTCTACACTTGCTGGAGCTGTAGCATCGTATATAACACTACCTTCACGCCTATCGAATTCATCTTTAACTCTATCGAGCATTCGTTTTTCAATTCGATTGGCCGTCATATGCTCATACAATACCTTTCACCCCTTTCTTGATTTTTTGTAGCGTACCATAGATGGTATCTACATCAAATTCAACCTTGACGTCACCACCTTCGTGGCTAAAGTCAAAGTTGTATACTTTAGTGATTCTATCGTCATTCAGTAAAGCCTCTTCTATGCGTCGCTGTAACTCAGCGTACACATACGGAATTGGCTGACCGAATAAGTCTTGTAGTTCGATGCCGTAATTCCAACTGTAAATGATATATTGGTATCGCTCCGTGTTGATGATTTTATAAATCGCCTGCTCCATAGCTCGCAACTTATCCGCATAGCCCCTAATTTGGCTATCCGTTCTAAAATCAACATCATACGTATGCGACGGTTCAATGTAATTCACTGTGTCAGGAATAAGTGCATCGTTATTTTGTTTTGGTAATAGTAAATTATCTGCCATTACTTAGTCGTGCACCCCCTGTTCGGGTTATACCAACGGTCTAATGCTATGTAACGCTGTCCGCCTGTTTCCTTCAGCATAATGACTTTGTCGCCCATGACTAATTGGTTATGAACGAGATACTTCTTACGCCCTTTGTACTCATGGTTATGGCTTGCGTATTCAGCCATACCGCCGCCACCCGCTCGGTTTTCTGTAACATGATCAACACTCATCTCCATAGTCCATTCACAGGTGTTTTTAGTAAGAATAATATTCTCTTCAGGTACGGTTAGCTTTGGGTCAATCTTAATAGCAAGCGGTGACACACTGACAACTTCGCCGACGATTACTTCCATAGGTTCGCCATTCGATATAACGGTGCTCGCTATTTCTTTAATCGTATTAACGATTTTCATGTAATCGCTGTCCATTATTGAGCCCCCATTCGAATAATCTTAGTTGGCGCTTCGTCATTATGCCATGCAAAATTTGCGTTGCCATATTTCATAGCATAGCCTCGTTTAGAAGAATTACCGAAGCATCCGCCTGCACCATCTGCAATAACAACGTGTTCATCATCACCATAAATCAACAAATCGCCTTTATTAGCGTATCCGTTGAATTGTTCCGTTGTATAACCTTTAGCCTCGAGATTTTGGCGAAGCGTATCAACTCTTGCCGTGCCTTTGTTGTACTCATCTTTCAAATCAGAATTGTACCAAGACCCAGTAGCGCATACTGTGTCAGCACAGCCTTGACTGCCATATTGAGATACTCGGCCGTCATTGGCGCTGAATGCTGTATCGACTTGACCTGCTGTACCGCCTGCCCCAGTAGTGACTGCAGTACCTTTGGTTTTCTTAGCAGCTTCAATCTTCTTAACCGCTTCAGCATCTTCGTCTTTCGCAACTTCATAAGCTGCGTCATTATCAACGTATCGTAAATCTAAATCCATTCCATGAAATCCTGTTTTAAACGTATGAGTAACAGATGTTACCATCATGTAATTATTAACAATCATATCGCCAAAGTTTCGATTGATGTACACCAAGGACCCACCGCGCACACGCACATCGCCAATGACATTTTTAAGTTTGATTTCACGGCTTTTCTTATTTTTGTGAGCCATGATTGCCTTGGCTTGCGCTACTGCGTTGACGTCCTTTTCTTTAGGAATGAGCAGATACTGTAATCTACCCCATTTCTCGATGTTCTTATCGTCCTTAGCTATGAAAGTGTTCTCCAACTTACTTGATGCGCCGTTTGGAACGGTGCGGACGATTTTTACATAGTTGTATGTTTCCTTGTCTATGGAAGTTGTGTATTGCACATCTTCCATGCACTCATCATCAATGTAAATATCTGTCTTCATAGTCTCAAACGATGCTAGCCGTAACTCGCCCGCATCATCGTACAAATGATAGAACGCATGATTAGGCGTGTATATAGCCGTTTTATCAAGTAATTGGCATATCATTTCTTGCAGTGACTTATCTTTGAATATGGTTTGCGGTTTCTCCGGAGTTTTCCACACGGTGTCGTCCATATAACCACATTTCAATCCAAAGTCATCGGCTACCATTTTGATGAATTCTGTCGCCGTCATAGCTCCGATAACATAGCAGTCTTTGTTTTTCAAATAGCGTATCTGATCATAGCAAGTGACCAATATTGAGTTCTTGCCATCTCGTTGCTTCTCAAAAACGTACCCAAATAATACCGCTCCGCCGTTTAAAGTGAACTTGACGGTATCACCTTCTTCAAAATTGAGGTTAGGGTCTTTAGGCACTTTGAAAGTCATCTTACTTGGAACGCAATCAACTGCTCTCGTAATTTGTACGCCGTCTTCAGGTTCTATGAGCCACAAATCACCGGTACTTTTATTTCTGATGGTCAACTCATAGTGAAGTTGAGTAGGCATGGGTAACGGAATGATAGTGCCATTGATTTGAGATTTTTCGACTGTTTTCTTTTCATCTATAGCCATTCGTTATTACCCTCTCGTTTAAGTTGGATAACTTGGCCAACTCCCAAGATAGCGGGCACAGCGATTTTGTTAAGGGCAGCGATTTGGAATAGGTTATCCGTATTGCCTAGTTGCTTCTTAACGATTTGTTGTAAAGTCTGTCCTTTGGAGACCTTAGCAGTAGATGCTGCTACCTTACCATCTGTTGGTCTATCCGACTTAACGCTACCTTTTGCAGTACCATCCTTATCGGTCTTCACTTCAATCCGTTTAGCACCCCAAGGCTTCCACTGCTTCAAGGTAACATTAGCATAGGAGTCAAAGCCGTTATCTGCATCTTCTTCTATGACGTAGTTTTCGAGCGTACACTTCATGTTAGTCATAGCTAGCATCTGTCCGCCTGGTTTCATTCGAACTACGATAAATTGGAAGATCGTCTTTGTAGTTTTAAGCTTTTCGAGTTCGTCGATGTAGTACTTAGCCTTCTTAGACTTAAAGACCAAGGACTCATTAAATGGATAATCAGAGTTAGGCAACAAAAATTTAAAAGCAATGTCAGTAAGCCCTGCTGGTTTAATAACGTTAACTTCGCCTTTCCCCAATAGCTCCATTGTTTCGTTCTTGCCGTTGATAGTAGTGGTTAATTCTTTAGGGGGAATCGGTATCTGCATCGTCCCCATATAGAAGTAATACATTTAGATTCCCTCCCTTTGAATTGCAAATGCATCTTTCAAGCCTTTCGAGATTTGACTTGTAAAGCCATCTAGGTCAGTGCCGTTATTGATTTCCACATCGTTATTCATTTGAATGTGGATTATGTTGGCATCTTGCCATTTCTTTAATGACTTGTCGATAGCACTTTCACGTAAGGCTTTTATTTCCTCGTTTGTCATGTCGATAGACTTGGCAATCTTGCCTGTATTCTTGGCAGTCTTACCTGTATTTTTCTTAGTCTTATCGGCCGCATCATGATCAGCACCTGGAGTAATTTTGCTAGCGTCAAACTCTTGAGGAGTTTTAACACCAGGCATGTTAGGCATTAAGTCACCTAGGCTAAGGTTAGCCCCAATGTTATAGCCCTCGCCGAAAGCTCCTGTAACACTAGAATAATCCATCTTACCCATGACAGTGGTTTCACCGCCGGCAATCTCGAATCGTTCTATCACACCGGTAGCCCCGCCGACTTTATCAATATTTACACCAGGGATTTTGTTAATCGCTTCAATAATATCGTTAATCCTGGCTTTTACGAATTGCCAAATACCATTCCATATATCGATAAACAAGTTAGCGACTGCATGTAATGGGTCTTTAAATACGTTGGCCAAGAAATTAACAAATGCTGCGATAATGTTCCATCCTAATGCGAACACATTGAAAATAGCGGAACCGAACGCCCAAAAAGCACCAACTACGATTCCTAGTACGCTAATATTCGCATCACAGAAATAGTTAATAGCTTCTACAGCTAAGTAGATTATGACTATAACTGCAACAATCAAGCCGATTACCCATGTTAACGGACACGCATATAATGCGGCGTTCAATCCTTCTTGAGCTACAATCATTGCTAACAGAGCGGCGGTTTCCGCCCAATCCGCTACGGCCTTAATCGCCATAGCCCCTGCAGCGAGAATCGTTCTTCCGGCTGCTATACCGGCTTGGATTGCATAAAACGCCATAACACCACCCAATATTATCATAGCCGTATACATGATAGACGAGTGTTGTCTAACAAAGTTAGATAACGTGTTAAATGCCCATACTGCAGTATTAATCGTTTCACCTATAACACCTACGAGCCAATAGAATACCGGTGCTACCGTTTGAATAGCCCCTGTTACGTTATCCACTAACTCACGGACGCCCTCGCTATTAGCAAGGTCGGATATTCGTTGGAACACAGGCTCAAACGCTCGAATAGCTTTATTCTTAATCGACTGCATATGATCGCCCCATGTTTTAGGAAGTGACTCAAACTGCTTTTCAATCTCAGGCAAGTTATTCATAATAGCGTTTTTAATGACTTCAGCAGTAATCTTACCCTCCGAAGCTAGCTTCTTAAGTTCGCCACGGGATACGCCCATTGATTTAGCAATGATGTTTTCAATCATAGGCGCGTTCTCAGCAATGGACCGGAATTCGTCGCCTTGTAATTGTCCACTCGCTAAACCTTGCGTTAACTGAAGCATAGCGTTCTTTTGTGCTTCTTTCGATGCACCACCGATGGCAAATACTTTTTGAATACCTTCCATGAACTCTACAGCTTTTCTCGGGTCCGGGAACGCATCATGCGCGGATTGAGATACCTGAATTACAGCGTCAGCCATTTCCAAATATCCGCCTCTTGCACGTTGTGCAGATTCAAATATCTGCTTATTTAGGTAAATAGCATTTTCCTGACTTCCGGCTACCAATTTAAGGCGAGCTTGCACCTGCGCCCATTCTGTAGCAGTATCTTGAATCGATTCAATAGCACCTTTTATAGCACCAATACCGTTCATTACCGTACTCGCCAACAGGTTACCAGCAAAGCTGTTCATAATACCGCCCATGCTAGCTTTTAGCGTTTCACTAGCATTTGATACGCCAGTCATCTTATTATGTAGCGTGTTCATGGATTGATAGGCTTTAGTTGTTGCATTTGCGGCTGCGTTCATAGCATTAGGAATATTAGTAGAGAGGCTTATATAATTAGAAAGTGTAGCCATTCATTACCCCCTTTTTGCCTTATTCATTTCATCTTGCTCGTCTTTGGCGTGTTGCTGAATAAAGGCAATTACTACAGCCTTTTCATTCATGTCCATATCCGCAAAAACAGAAGGTCGCATATGGTATTTAACAAATGCCAAATATGCGAACATCGTTTCTGTTTCATTGGATTCTAGGAGTTTTTTACTTCTTTTACCTTATCTTCCATGCCGACATCATAGCCTTGGGCTTCTGTTACTGCTGCCAAAAGGTCGGCATATTCGCCTGGTGTAAGCATTGCTTTTACAAGCTCAACAGGTTCAGTAACGCCCCAGCTATCTTGTAGTTCCGCATCATATAGATTAGGATAAGTGATTGCCTTAGATAGAACATCTTCGTTGTATGCTGTTGCATCAAAGCGTTCTTCGGATTGACGAGTGATGCGGTCAGTAATGCGTTTAGTGTATTTCTTACGCATTTTTTCAGTTTCATCTGTTGCCAATGTTTTGATTTTCCACGCCACAGGCTCGCCATTCACTTTAATACGTTTAGATGCTACGTATTCTGTTTCATTGACTACATCAACGTTTTGTTTAAGGAATGCGCTCAAATTTTCAGCCATTATAAAAACCTCCTAAAAAAAGGGAGCAAGCACTAGGCTTGCATCCCGTCTAATTCATTAAAGTGTTGAACGTATTTAACACCTTCATAGGTGAAGTTGTGTTCTTGTTCAATGTATTTGCCTTCAGCGTCGAATTCGGCTGCTGTTAATTCGTCAAGGTTCACACCTTTTAGAATTACAGAACGGCGACCAGCTTTAGAAGTTGGATCGTTGTTAACTACTTGCATATCGAAGTATGTATCCACACCAGTTTTCAAGTATTTTTCAACCATCTTATCGAATAAAGCTGTGTTGTGGTAAATCGTTAAGCTACCGCTGTATTCTACGGAGGTAGACTTATTACCCGCACCAATACGGCCCAAAATAGCCACTTTTTCTTTATTCTTTTTAATTTTTGCGCTGAGTTTCTTAGCTTGAAACAGTAAGTATCTATTACCGTTCTCTACGATATAGCAAGACGCTAATTTAGAAGAAACAACGTCAGCTGCATCCATCGTTTTCAATGCATCTAAAATTTCATTTTCCATACGTTATCCTCCTAGGCTACTACAACAGTCATGTACAATTTTTCCATAGCCACAGTTGGCTGTAATTGTACGTTAACCAATACATCTTCCTTGTTATCGCCTTGCGTAGGTACTGGGATGTCTTTATCATCGAAGTTTTGGATAGCACGTACTTTTTGGTACTGCTCAGCAAGATATACAAGGTCGCCCCATAAGGACTCACGACCAGCTTGGTCATTAGGGGATTTATCAAGATGTGTTTTGTTAAACAATCTAGCGCTGTCAACCGCCCAGTTATCCAATACACGAATGACTTGGTTAAGAGAGAAGTCGCGGTTTTTAGCTTTACTGAATTCAGTAAATGTGTTGATATCTTTCAATACACGTACGTCACCTTGAATATTACCGCCAACGGAGTCAGTAACATTGTGGAACATAAACATACCATCCTTGATAGCTTGTTCAAGTTCGAACTGTTTGTACTTAACGTTTACCGTGTATTCGCCATCGTAGACCATGTTGCCTACTGTTTCATTGATATTACAAGAAGCTTCTCGGCCTACTGTCCAGTACGCTAAAGAGCCTTTTTCAGCACCTTCGTCTGTTACATCATTAAGGATAGAGATAACGCCATCATAGTTGACTTTAGTCTTACCATGAATCACTAATTGGAATTTAGCGCCACTTTGTTCACGACAGCGTTTAGTAAATGCAATAAGCAAGTTTTTAATTGTGTCGTCCGCACCTGCGTAACCCAATATATTGAAGTAGTAAGGCTCAATCATATTAAGGCCGTCTTGGTAGTTCTTAACAGTGATTGTAGAGCCGTTAGTACCGCCGGATAATGCAGTATAAGCTGTAGCAGTTAATGCGCCAGTTTTAGTGAATACGATATAATCGTTATCTTGTAATTCTGTCGCATCCTTCAAGTTCTTTTGAATATCTACTGCTTTACGAACATCACCTGTAGTGAGGTAAGTAGTTACGATAAATTTACCAGTGTTATCTGGATCAGCTTGAACGGATACACCCAAATCGTTACCACGAATACCCTTGTATTTTGCTTTACCGATTGCACTTGTAGCTTGTGCGCCGTCAGAGTTCAAGCGGTAGAAGTAACCAGTTTTCAAGCCACGGAACAAGTCACGTAAGCCCTTCATTTTGTCATGGCCGTAGTCATAGCCAAAGTATTTTTGACAATCCTTTTGGAATGTGTCGTTATCTACACGGAACACCTCTCCACTTGGGCCCCAATCAAAGGAGAGCATCATCGCACCAAAGCCACGGTCAGATACTTCTGCATATGCTCGGTCTTTGGATACAAAGTTAATATAAGTACCTGGCAATACTTTATTGTGGAATAAGAATGTGCCACCACCTAATGCCATATTTCACTAACCTTTCACAGGCGTATTTAATGCCTGATTTAAAATCTTATCAATGTCGCTTTCCGTATACATTTCATCTTCATTAAGAAGGCAAGTGAGTAAATCACGATACCGTCTATATTTGTCAGATGCAATGATAGTATAAGCATCAAATTGTTGTTCAGTCGTTACCTCGACTGCTTGTTTTTCATCTGCCATCTTTTACCCTTTCTGTTAATTCCATGTGCTTCATACGTTCGATAGGTTTGGCCACTTTCCGTAGTATGCTCTCATACGTTACGAAGAAGTGCAGCACGCCATCTGAAATCTTGTACTTCATACCTGTGCCCATAATTATACGTTCCCCAACTTGTACAAATTCAAGCAGTAGGTACAGCACACTAGGAATATCAATGAGTTTTCGCGTATCAGTAACCACATCAAGATTATTGGCGTAATACATGATGTCTAAATCCAAAGAAGTGTTATAAAGATCACCGACATGTCTTCCCGTACTAGGTTCAATCACCTTGATATATGCACAAGGGAATGTCATATTGTTTTCTTTGAATTCTAGGTATATCGGCACCTTAAGTGCCGTATGTACGGCTTTAGATACAGCTGTTAATACATCAGAATCCACCATGCTTTTCAATCCATTTCTTTAATGTAATTTCCATAATACGTTTAGCGTTTTTACTGAGTGCCTTTTCGGCTTTTTCGTGCATGTACGCACCGTCTACCCAAGGCTTTTTCAATCTACCGCCTTGCATAACTCCGCCTTTAGATTGGCCTATCCACGGAAGAAATCTCCCAACTTCTTGCCGATGACCATCATTAAGGAACGAGGCGTAGGAGGACGTGTTAAACACCTCAACCCGTCCGGTTTTTTCGTTCAGTTGATATCTACCAACACTCCAAGATTGGCGGGTATGCTCACTATCGAAGTACTTTGTTTGTATTTTGCCATTTTGCATGAATTTAACCGATCGTTTTCCGACTGGTGTATTCAATTTAGCTTCCGCCACATACACACTAGCCATTTCCTTCACAACTTGTTTGTTGAAATTCTGAAGATTGCCCGATTGACTCAGTTTAACTAAGCTACGATTAAATTCAGCAAATTCGTCCATATCAAATTCAACACCCATGTCAATGCACCTCTAAATTTTCGAGTTGCACCTCTTGGTGGGTGTCATATCGTGCCGAAATCGATGCACTGCGAAAAAGTTGCTTCGTATTTCGCCCTATAAGCTCGATTCGAGCTCCTTTTGGTATGATTACATCCGGAGCGGTGAAAAGTACCGTGGTGGTACTAAATTTCGCAATCTCAGCGTTTTGACCTGTAGAGAGAGTTTTATAGCTAATTCTACAAGCAAAAGGACCCTCTCTACTGGCAGTTTTACTCATAATTCCAGTATCGGGGTCCATTGCATCCACTTCGGAGATAACATAACACGTACAATCGTATAATCGTTCTAACTGCTTTCTAGCAGCATCTACCATCTTAGCCGTCGGAAGCATGCTAGGTCACCCCTTCCATATCCACTCAAAGCGGTGGCCAATTCTTGGAGACGAGATGCCTTGTCGGGTCCTTTAAATTGAACCTCAGTATCGCCCATTTTAATGGAACTCGCCATTTCTCCGTCAGCTTCAATCAATTTATTTTTGTTTGTGGTGATATAGCTGCCAATTACACGATATACGAGAACGTGCTGTAATTCGCTAGGTAGTTCTTTCTGATTGATATCATTGAGGATATGTTGTGTTTCCGCATCAATCATATACTCAATGATATTTACATCAGGAATTGCATCATACCCAAGCCACGATTCAAGAATTTGTAAAACTGTCTCTTTCGTGGTCATACTATTCACCTACTATTTTTTGAATGTAGCTTTTACAACTTTGGATTGGTTAGTCAATGCAACAGTGTAGTGTTCGTTAGCAACGATTTTGTCCAAACCTTTTTCAGGAACACGATCAGCTTCAATCATAACGTCACGTTTAATGTAAATTGTTACAGCTGGTAATACAGGTGTACCATCTTCGACTTCTGCAGTTACACCAACGATGAAGTTATCAACAGTTGCGCCTGTGTCATTGATGCGGCGAGATGTTACAACGCGACAGCCCGCAATCATACCGATTTCGCCTGTCATCATAACGTCATTACCGTATTTTGTTTTATCAATGAAGTTAGCGTCTTTACGAAGAGCAGTAATTTGAGAAGGTGCTACGAACAAATATTTTTCAACGTAGTCTTCTTCGTTCAATTTATCTACTGCGTTGACTACACCTTCATAAGAAATAACTTTAGTATCAGTTACAGTAAGAGTAGCACCGCCAAGAGCTGTTACTACGTCTTGGTCGATTTTAGATGCCAAGGACAAACGTAATTGATGAGTAGCTTCACCTACTGGGTCGCCATAACCGGACAATTTAGCTTCGTCTGTGATATCAACGCGTTTCATTGCTTTTTTAATCTTAGCTTTAGCGACGGATGTGGACATTTGAGTTGCAAGTACTTCTACGCCTTCTGCGATGTCTTCCGCATCACCAATGTAGCCCCATGCTGGAATAGTGATTTCGTTACCAGGTACGCCTGCCAATGTGTTATCGATTTTAGCGATTGGAGTAAATTTAATAGCTTTAGGTAAGCCTGCGGATACCATGTCCGCCATTACTTGAGGGTTAACTACATTAGCAACTTGCGTAGGACCTGCTGCGAATGTTTGTAAATTAAAAGAGAATTGTTTATTCATTAGCGTTTCCTCCTGTTAATGAATGGTAAAGTTCAACATCGTTTGCGAATAACTCCGCCCGTTGAGAGTACGTCATTTTAGCGAAGTCTTCTTTAGTTACTGCGCCACTTGGTGTTTTACCGCCAGGGTTACCCGGCGCTACACCTTTAGGAGCGGACGCTTCCCCAAATAAATAAGGATTAGCTTTGGCAACTTCAGCAAGTTGTTCATCTAATCCTTTGATTTTGCCGTCCTTCACTTTTGCATCGGTTAAATCCAATAGCGCACGGACTGCAACGTTGTTTTTAGCTTTTGCATTAGACAATGCTACGTTCACAATATTGTCGATTTCAAGTTGTGCGATTTTACCCTCGTATTCAGCTTTACGAGTTTCTGCATCCGCTTTCATCGTTTCAATTTGTTTCGCAAGCTCCGCATTATCTGCATTAGATTTTTTGAGGTTATCAATCTCGCTGTTAAGGGTCGTGAGTTCTCCTTTTACGGATTTGAGTTCCTCATTTTTAGCATTGAATTGATCCTTAGATACATAATTCTTGCCATAGTCTTCAACGACCTTAGCAGTCTGTTCTTCAGTTAATCCTAGTGCTAACAATTCTTCCTTAGTCATAGTGACCTCCTTAAAAAATACCCATTTCGCTTTATTTTCGTGAGCCACACCTCACGGCTACGGTCTTGTTAGTTATCGCCCAACAATACTAAAATGGCAATAAAAAAGCAGCGTTTCCGCTGCTAATTGATATATTCTTTTTCCCATTCCTCGTAGGTAATCGCTCCGTCAAAATCAGTACTCTTGTCATTCTGATTTCTACCTGTTCGAGTTCCTTCAAGTCCAGGGATATACGGAATGGTAGTTGACCGGCAATAGCAATGAAACGGCGGAACGGTTACGCCTGGTTTAGCATCGACGACTCTGACACGTTTACGATCCATGTGTCTGCAGATAGAGGAAGTATGGCTATCTAGTGTAGCCAGTATCTCTAACTCCTCGACATCTAGGTCTTTCATGCTATCAAGAAACCCCTGCTCGTGAACCCGTGCTGTCTCTGTTTCGATTAATCGTTTAGCGTTACTGTATGACGTCTTCATCCGTTTATGCAGATTATCGGCCATCGTGTCCGCCCCTTGCCCAATAATGAGGGCTTGGGTGAAATCGTTCTGCAAGTTAGCTACTAACTTACTTGTATCTCCCCAAATCCTACTACTGAAATCCTTGCCGTCGCTCGCCCATTGACTGTGAACCACGCTATCAACACGTTTACTATCAATCGTATTAATAGGTGAATATTCTCCGCGTTGTGTCTGCACTGTATATGCGGACTTATACGCGGAGGACTGATACACATCTTTCAATAGGTCGTTAAGTGAAATACTCTGCTTTTGAGCCAGTATTTCAAGCTCGTGAACCACGTTGATATACAGCATCTGTTCACGGCTTAACCGCTCACGAATGGATGCGTTTGATAGCATTTGTTGATGTTCTTCGGATACGCCGATTTTCTTAGCTTCTGCCTTAAACTCAGCCAAATCCATTTTAAAGGCTTTCATCTCATAGGCGTTCAGCAGTTTCCTTGCTTCGGCTAGTTGAAGTCCGTTTTCTGTAGCAAACCTACGATACCAATCGTTGATAGCCTTTTCTATCCTACGCAACGCCCTGGCGTAGTTAGCTTTGATTTCCGCATCAGTGAGATTCGCTTTTTGAAACGATTCATCTAGTAACCGCTCATACCGTTTCTCCCAGTAATCATTCGCCATCTGCCTCACCGCCGTTCGGTACAACAAAATCTGCTGTTACTTCGGACTGTTCCTTTTTTACTTTAGCAAGCTCTTCCGCAGCATCTGTCGTCCACGGATGATTTGCAATAATGGTTTCATTGGATATGATACCAACGGAATTTTTACAGTTGTTAATCGTATCACCTTCATTGATAGGCAAGTCACGATTGAAGATGAAGTCCACTTCTTCAACTGTATTTTGATTTGTTAAACCACGATACGTGTTAACGAACCACATCAAATCGTGCAAGCTGGATTTGAATTCAAGCTCCATTTCGTTGGCGTCTAAATCAATATCAGAGTACATCGACATAATGTTCATCTGATTAGGATTGTTAGCCATACGATCGTCTTTAGCATCAAAGCCCCGGCCGTTCTCGATAATCGCTTTACGCAAAATGTTAATCAGTAATTGGTAATTGTCGCTATTTACCTCTATTTTTAAGGCTTTCACATCACCATTGACACCATCTACTGTGCGAACCTTGATTGCCCCATACGAAGCAAGATTTTGACGGAACTCAGCGAGATTTTCGCCGTCATAGTTTTGCAAAATCAGAATTGTGCTGCGGATATCCTCTTCCATATTATCTTGGAAGTTGGATAGTAACCGGTTAAGTGCATCCTGTAAGGATTTAACCTTAACAATAAGCGGTTGCTCAAATTCATTCGCACGGAACATAATGAGAGGAATACGTTCCCAGTTATACGGTTTATCGGCAATAGCAAAATTAGCGGTGTTTTCTTTATCCGGATCAGGAAGTAAACGTTCCGTATCCCATATGTAATACTGAATACCATTCGGTGTGTAGTATTCCACTTTGTGAATGGTCTTAGTTTCTAGACCTGTGTAGTACTCAATATCGTACAAGTAAAGGAACGCATCTAGTTGCGTGTGCTCCTCATCCGCCCAGAATGGTAAAACCTGATGCGGTTTCATCATCTTAAACTTTAGCGTGCCATCGATGCCGATGTAAGGATGTATATACGCCTTTCCTGCCATCGTTGCGAACTTGCCTACAGACTTCAACAGTCTTTGGAACTGAATGCCGAACATCTTATCGAGCTCGTCATCATCGGTGTTAATATCTAATGGCTTAGACAATAGGTAGTTAACCTTTTGGTCTACTAAATCATCAAATCGGTTATCCACAATCTGATTATTAGGAACGCCCTGTAACGCTATTCGCTTATTACCCTCGCCGATAACGTATCGTTGCTTATTCAAAATGTCATGTTTACCATCATAATAATCGATAGCAGTGCACATCGTTTTCCGCTGTTCGCTACCTAGAAAATTACGCAATTGTGCTTGTAGGAACTTGCGTTCCGACATAGTCGCTGAACCTTTTATGATGCGGTCCCACAGCTGAGATAATATCAATCAAACGACCACCTTTCTACATTAATATCTTCTAAACCATACCGCATAGCATCCATAGCATGGTTATTTTCGTCTTCAGGTTTCCCTGTGTATTTCTCAAAGCGATCTTTCGCCCATTGGTACGTGGATAACTCACGCAGCACATTAACGCATCTTGTATGAACGATTAATTCGTAGTCTTGTATCCTTTGAATGCCATTCAATATACTGTCCTTGCCCTTGCGAGCCCTGGTTATCCCTTTTAGCCCTGCCCGGTACAATTCCTCAATAGATTTAGGCTCGGCGCTATCCGCTCGAATCTTTTCTTTTGCGTACCCCATATCCTTAATACGAGATGCTAATTGTTGATTCGTAAGCCCTGTTTCGTACAGCTCATCGAATATGTAGATTTTCTTATACTCCATATCAACTAGCATGCACACTAGCGCTGTAGGGTCTACCGTATAACCAAAATCAAGGCCAAACGCGGACTTGATACCGGTTTGACCTCTAATATAATCAACACTAAATTCTTGTTCTCTCCAGTTTTCGTAAACCAGTCCTTCAACAACGCCCCAATTACCTAATCCTGCTACTTGGTACCGCTTAGGGTTCTTCTTCATCTCTTCGAATAACACCAAGTCAGATTCACTCAGAAACTCGTTACACAGGTAATTAGTTGTCATGGCTAGTACATTATCACTAGGCTCATCAAAAAAGCGTTTCTTTAACCAGTGCCTGTCGGACCACGGGTTAAAAGTTAAGACTACCTGGTGATACAAACCCTCAGGCAACTGGCCACGAATAGATTCATCCAGTCTGTTGAAGGCATCTTCACTCATAATCTCGTAAGCTTCTTCAACCCATAGCCTACACAGCGCCCCAACTTCAACAGTAATGGACGTTACCTTTAAAGGATCATCGAGACCACGAAATAGGATTTTCTGACCAGTCGGAATGTACGTTATTTCAAGTGGCGATACGGAACATTTAAAATAACGCTCCACTCTCAACTGGCGCATAGCCCATTTAAGCTGCGCGAAACAACTGTCACGCAAAGTCCGTTCTGTCTTACGAACGACTAGCCAGTTTATACAAGGGTTCTCCATTATCTCCATAATAACTTTTAGAGACTGTGTAGAAGACTTCTTACTGGCACGACTGCCCTTGACTACTTTATAACGCCCTTTGAATTTCCAAAAAGCGCCATACCCCTTGCCTACTATATCAGGCAAGTACACTCTATTAGTCTGCAATATCGTCACCACCTACGATGAGTACAGGCTTAATATCGATAGTTGTATCACCGCTAAGTATTCTATGGCGTTTAGCCATTAGCTCTAGTGCTTTTAGTCTCGACTTCTCGTCAGGTGGTTTATCGATAATGCGGGCTTCGGAACATCCTTCCCCTGTACCTTCGATAACGACGTGTTTTTCATTTGAGAGCCCCAGGGCAATTCTTGTTAACTCATACTCGACCTGCTGAGCCGTCATGATGTTTTCATTGAAGTAGGCTTCCCGTAATTCAGCGACCCTTGCTTTTATATCAACATTTGACAACAAGCGACTACCTATTCTATTAGCTGTATTCTTAGAATAACCAGTGCGAATAGCAGCCTGTGTAGCGTTCATATCCTTGATGTACTCATGACAAAATTTTTCGTGTCGTTTATTTGCTAATGCAGCCACTATCTCACCTCCTGGCTATCTTAATACATCACGGCTGTTTCTCTTAAATCGGCCGTGCGAACGAGTGCATAATCCACAATTACTTTTGTGTGCGTGGCCATGTGTGATATAAGTTTGACACAGGCCATCGTATTCAATTAGTTGTGCATTGCAAACGCCGTTTTTATTATTCAGGCATTTACGTTTAATACATTTGACCTCTGCGCCCATACCTTTTCACCTTTAATACATTTGTACGCTCAAATCCGATGACTAGTTGGTTGTTGTTAGGCTATATAGTTGTTGGAGGACTTATAGTCTAGTCATCAGATGTCAGCGTACAACGATACAGGGCGAGCTCATAATGTATAAGCTTTAAAAATGTGGACATATTCGGCTCGCCCTGGTTTCATTGTGCAGTAAATTTCATTTTTACATATTCCCTCTCCTTAGCTTACGCGATCGCCTACATCATAAATAGGGGCCCCTATATTTACAATGCTACATACAACAAAAAGCACGGTCGTCATCACCGTACTTTTTGCTGAGTTGTGTATAAGAGAGGATTTGTGTTAGATGACTAATGACACCTTTCACAACTACATTATACTATGTCAAGTCGGTTCATTTAAGTCCAAAGTACTCCAAAACAGTCCAAAGTACTCCACTATGAGAGGAGTTCCCCTAATTCGTTCAACGCTTTATTTTTTAAATTGAAGTAACTGCTCTTTTCGTAAAATATCATCGCTTGCACTTTCTTAGGGAATGCCCCGTTAATGTATTCTTGCGCTAATATAATACGCCCTGGTATACATTCTATCTGTTCAATTAAAGCCCTTGCTTCTTCCCTTTTGGCAATAAGCTTTGCTATCTCCCGTTTTTTGGTATCTACTGTATCGACAAGTCTAGCCACATCGCCTTCAAGACCTACTGGAGTACCACCTCCCGATACTCGGTCTTTAGAATAATCAATCGCCGATAAGGTGATGATATCATACTGCAATTTGCGAATATCTTGCCGTAGCGATTGAATACGTATGGCTATCATCTTTATATCTTGTAGATACGCCGACGCCTTCTCTTTATAGTCACTCATGCTGCATTACCTCATTGATGTACCGGTCTAAGTACCACCGCGCTTTTTTTAGGTCTTCCAGTTTATCGCCTTTATGCCCTGCTCTTGCGATGTACTTGATAACATTACCTAGATGATAAGGAAGTTGTTGATCCTCGATAAAGTCAATAACTTCAATCTTACCGCGTGTGTAGTGTGAAGGATGATTGATGACATCTTCTTTTTTAGGCGTCACCTTAACTTCCGGCTCCTCGATAGCTTTCACTACCTTTTCTGCAATAGCTTGCACTTCCTTCTTCTTAGGTACTTTCGAATACTTAGGAAGACACTCCGGACAATATTTAGGCCAACGACCTTGGGCCTTTTCCTTTTTGTGAACGAATGTTACCCCGCATCCTTCACAGGTTAACTCTTTGCTAACACCTCCTCCAGGCGGTGTCATTACTATTTCACATTCAGGACAATAATCCTCGTGTGTTCTTACTGTGAATGTGTCTCCGCATCGTCTACATTTCTTTTGCATATCTCTACTCCTTATACAATTCTTTACGATATTTGATAGCTTCTAACAAGGCATCTTGCCCTGCTTCTTTACGTTCTAATGCTTTCATAACTTGCTCGTCCATCGTGCCTTTGGTAACTAAATGGTGGATAATCACGGGTTGTGTTTGCCCCTGTCTATGAAGTCGTGCGTTCGCTTGTTGGTACTGTTCAAGGCTCCACGTTAGCCCATACCATACGATGATATTGCCACCTGCCTGTAGGTTTAAGCCGTACCCTGCTGATGCGGGGTGGGCCAATAACATTTGAATGTTTCCCTTGTTCCACTCGGCTACATCATCATCGGTCTTAAGCTCAACGGCTTTCGGGAACGCCTCTTTGATAGATTGAAGGTCATGTTTGAAGTTATAGAACACTAACATCGGTTTCCCTTCATTTGTTTCTACTAATTCCTTTAACCGTTCTACTTTCTCGTTGTGTACAACTACGATGTCACCCTCGTCATTATAGATAGAACCGTTGGCCAGTTGTAATAACTTGCCAGCTAGGGATGCTGCATTTAAGGCGCTTATATCATCATCGTCTACAATACTAAGTACATGCTCGCGCTCCATTTCTTTATATAGCGCCCATTCTTTAGGATTCATTTCAACGGTGATTACATTTTCAATCCGCTCAGGTAGTTTGAGATAGTCCTTAGCTTTTAAGCTCATACAAACGTCTTGGATTTTACCAAATATCGCCTTATCACCACCTGGTAGTAATCGGTAGCTATACACGACGTGGCCATTTGTTTTATCCGGCGTAAAGTAGCGGCATCGGAACTCGGTAAGTGTTTTACCTAATCGGTCCCCGCCATCTAGTAAATACATCTGCGCCCAAATATCCATCAAGGTATTTGGCGCTGGAGTGCCAGTTAGAATGACGATACGCTTAAAGAGAGGTCTCATTTTACGCATAGCCTTAAACCGTTTAGCCTGTGGATTCTTAAATGAAGAACTTTCATCGATCACTAACATGTCAAAGGGGAATTTCTTTTTCGGTTTTTCAAAATAGTAGTCGTATAACCACTGCACGTTTTCACGGTTCATCACATAGATATCAGCATCACTATCGAGTGCGTGTATACGTTCTTTCTCTGAACCTAATACCTTGGCCACTGTTAAACATCTTGTGGCACTCCACTTTTCTGTTTCTTGCGCCCAGGTAGATTCTGCTACCTTCTTAGGTGCAATAAGTAACACTTTTTTGATAGTAAAGCTATCATACATAAGCTTCTCTATCGCAATTAACGTAGAGATTGTCTTCCCTAAGCCCATATCAAGTAACAGCCCGTAGTGCGAATGGTCAATTATCCGCTGAATAGCAATCTCTTGGTACTCATGTGGATGAAAGTCCATGAATTACCCTTTCTATATCATCTAAAAATAACTTAGCGTCTAGCTTACCGGTTAGGACAAATACTATGGCGCCGTGCTTACGTAGCCGTGAAATCTGAACCCGTTGATTGGCCATCAGCTTACCGGTTGTTGCCTTTAACTCGACGAAGATAACACTACCTCCGGGAAGTATAACAATCCGATCAGGTACGCCATCATTTCCAGGTGATACGAATTTCATATATATGCATCCCAGTTTTTTGAGTTGATTTCCTAACCATCGTTCAATGTCTTTTTCCATCGTTCTCACCTCGTTCTCAATTAATATTTGGACACACCATCGGACACGCCTATAAACCCACGTGGTTACTGGATTTATGGGGGGGGTGTGTCCGAAGTGTCCAATTTTTTCCCAACATATATATATACGCGTATTTGCGTTTTTTACGCTTATATATATACGCCCAATTATTCATATATTTATTTTTTTATTTTTATATAAATAATTGGACACACTGGACACATAGTACTATTTAGATTAGCAGTTATCTACTTTTTGCCCGTGTCCGATTAGTGTGTCCAAGCGTGTACGGTGTGTCCAATTATTAGCATATATCAAAAATCATCGATGTATAGGCTTGAATATTTATTTTTGCAAACATTCGTACCTATTAAATAATTGGACACACCTTGAATAATTGGACACACCTACTTACCTTGATTACGTTTATAGTTTGATAGGAGGTCTGTGCCTTCCTTTATAAACGCCCTTTGAGGGCCGTAAAGCCTGCCAAAACGTGCTTTTCCGGTACCCTTTGTGTAAGGATTCCATCCAGGAGTTGATTGTAAGATATCTGTAATCTCTCTTGCTTTTGCGTTCTGCAGGTTCTTCCTGTCCCCGCCAAGCACTTCACACCATATCTCAAGGGCACACACTCGCTCCCGCTGCACTGAACCACAATGATCGTCGTCGCCATAATTAGCGACGTAATCTCGTCTATCATAGATGTCCATTGATTCCCAATCTTCAGGAAGAAGCATTTCGAGGTATTCCTCAATAAGACCTACGAGCTCACCGCCTTCTGTGTGGGATAATTGGATTCTAAGAGCTTCTTCTTCAAGTTCGCCCTCTAATACGAGAGGTTCACCTTCCGCCCAATATGTGAATGCTTCCGCCCATAATTGGTCAATTTCTTCACTTGCCAACTCCCAGGCGTTCTTAGTCTTGCGGTCCTTATCTCCAGTAATTGGCCAGAATCGGCGGTTACCGGTGCGGTCCTTTAAGAACATAAGATTATTGGTAGAACCGGCGAATACACACTGGCGTGGATACTCTTCAGTCCGTCTACCGTAAGGTGAGCGGAACCGGTCAGAGGTACGGCTGATAAAGGCTTTAACGATTTCATTATCGTTCTTATACGTTGGTGCAAGTTCAGCGAGTTCGTTGATCCATGAACCCTGGATTTGTTCGAGGGCATCTTTGGTCTTGATATCAACCAAAGAGTTGTTAAACCATTTACGGCCTAACCGCTCTAGGATTAATGATTTACCAAGCCCTTGAGAGCCATATAACACAATCGCTGTATCGAACTTAACGCCAGGTTCCATTACTCGTGCGATGGCACCGCACATCCATTTACGTGTAACAGCCCTAATGTAATCGGTATCCTCAGCGCCGATGTAATCGATAAATAGAGTATCGACTCTACATTCACCATCCCAATTTAAGCCGGTTAAATACTGGCGTACCGGATGGAACTTGTTAGCTTGCGTTACTTCCTGCAAGGCATCGTCGATGATACCTTTACCCTTTATAAGGTATTTAGTAGCAAAGTAGTTACGTAGGCACGCATCGTCGGTATCCGTCCAGTAAGGTGTTTCGTCCTTACCACGCCACGGCAAATCATCAGTAACGACTAACCGGTGCGCGAATTCATCAAGACGGATTTTACCTTTTAATGCAGGGTCATGTTTAAGTACCACCAAACAGTTGAATACATCAGACTCAGGATTGCCCTTATTATCACGTTTTAGCTTTGACAAAAAGTCCTCGTCTTCGTCTGTGATATCGTCAAACTCCATATCCGCCATACGTTCTTTATCGAGCAAGATTGGTGCTGCGCCATCTTCGTTGACGAAGTCTATCATGGCTTTGTAGCTCGGTAGTTTAGTAACTGCCGTCGCAGGGTCTTCGCCCTCATCTTTGGCGCCGAATAAGTGGATGCGAACCAGGTCAAATGCATTAACGAGTTTACCGCTGATAGGGTCAGTTGCGTGGTTCGAATAAGCGAAAGTATCGTTATCGTAGATAACTAAACCACCTACTGAGCTGCCTTCCGTATAGGTGTATCGGTCCTCAACTTGTGTCGGCTCATACACACCGGGAAGGAATTTCGCTATCGCTTCCGTGATACTGTAGCATCGACAAAAAGCACCGATAAGGCCCTTTTTCTCTAATGGGTTACCTTGTTTCTTGGCCGCATCAAGGCGAATTTGTGATTCCTTTTCCGATGTTGGCCAAAGGCTCGTATCACGCCAATCTCTGTAGGTACTCAAATAGGTATCTACTGAAACGAGTGAGCCCTCGCTATGTAGGTAAACGTACTCGACATCCTTAGGATGGCTTGGCCAATACATAAGCCGTTCAGCCTGGTGCGTGGAAGGGTCGAAGGACTCGATGCCGATATTATCAGCTATCCGTCTTGAGACTGCCTGGTACTCATCTGGCTTCATCGCTCTGTCCACAGGTATGATTACGCGATATCGTGGATTAACATCCGTGTGACTGTGCGTACTGTAGAGTACATACTCCATACCGCCTAATTCCATGTCGAGGTCTAATAGAAAGTCCTCACTAGGATTATCCGCATCAAGGGTAATCAAGTACCGCTCTTTAACAGAGCCTCTTACTCGTCTACCATTTTTAGGAATATAGCCACCTACAAAACCACCGACGTCTTTCTTTTGGCCTTGACCAGCTTTAGACATCTTGGCGTATTCAGCAGCTGTTTCATTTGTTACAGTTGGCTCTGCCAATTTATTGGCCAAAGCACTCCAAGTCATTTTTTCAGACTTCCAGCTACGGGCGGAGCGACTTCTGCCCGTAGCTATGATGATATTTGTATCCATATTACATCGCTCCTCCCTTCGCAAATTGGATATCTCGTACATACGCCGGAACGCTTAATCCGTGAGAGGTAACCCACTGACTAACAGCCCCATTGATAGCGTGGTCTTCATATACGCCACGATTGTTTTTAAGTTTAGCCTGGTGTATCTCTACGAAGTTATCCGTATCACTATTCGGATTAACCTCAATACACGCTACCGGCTCGTTACATTTATAGACACCTACGATAGCGCAGGTTTCAGCTTTTACTTTCTTGATATAAGAGCTTACGCAGTTGTTAAGCTGTATACCCATATCAATGATGCCGTGAGTAGAACCAATCGCCGTGAAGCGGTAGCCGTTAACCATATCGGCTAGCACACGATGTGCTTTACGCTGCTGTACGATTTCGTCTTCTACTTTGTCAAACTTTTGCATTCTCGTGATGGTGTCGTGTAAGCTTCGTGCTTGAATCCGGATCTCCCAAACTTCTTTACGTCTAGTTCTTGATAATTCAAAATACATATTCGCTGTATCTCGAACATCTTGATAAGACGGCGCATTCCGAATGAATAAGAACGCCTGGCGTTCACCATATTGGTGGCTAAGGATGTTAACAAATTTACGGATTACTGATAGGTCACGGTCATCACGCCATAATGGCCAAGACTGAATGTATCTTGTATTATCAGCGTTATCCTTGATAACATCGACCATAGCCTTTTGATAGTCCTTGTTCTTAAATAACGTAGCCATAACTTTGATAATCTTCGTGTAGAAGAAAGGTCTATCGTGTAGTAACCGTCGAACCCATCTAGCGTCAGGCAAGTTGTGCTCCTTGATTAAAGCTTGAACAAAGGATTCACCTTTTGTAGTTAACGCTAATACGTTGCCCATACCGATAGTTTCGTTCGGGAAAGAACGATTATAGTAATCGTCATAATCTCGTTTAAGACTATCATTGATAGCCGGTGCATCCGGAGCTTGTAATTTCCATACTAAGTTATGAAGTAGGTTATCTAAAGCTCCATACTTGTTAGTAACTTGTATGCCTTGCCGAATGGATTTGACTTTATAACCTACGACCTTTGAAAGCTTCTTGAAGAATACTTCTTTTAATACCATAGCGAAGCGTTTCAATTCGTCCTGGTGGTTATGTAATCTGCAATTTGGCGTAGCTACAATCCATAACAAGGGGAGAAGACCATTTCTAAAGCCCGAAGGAGATACTGTAGACTTTTCGACTACATCGCTGCGTGAGCGTTTCTTAAGTACGATAGAGGGCGTTCTACGTTTGAAGTCAAACCGAAGAACATCAACCACATGTGACTTATATCCTTTGTAGATCATCTCTGTATCGCCATCCGCATATACAGTGTCATACTCAAATTGCACATCCAAGACATTGCCTCTGTCGATTATCGATAAGTCTAAAGAAATAGGAACCGTACCTCGGTATCCAACTTCGGCAGTATAACCGCTTGCCTTAATTAGCTCGCCACACATCGGGCAGTAGAATGAGTCTGCTTCAGGAACTGTCACAAGTCCAAATCCGCCGGACTTCATAGGCCACAAATTACTAAAGGAGTGTCCGCAAGCCACATGGTAGTGGCTCGCCGGAGTGTTAGGTGTTACTTGTTTGCGCCGCACTAGGTCGTACAGCTGTGGTACTTGTAGATTGAATAAGACCTTCATAAGGCGCTATCCTTTCTTATAACAAATCGTCTAAATCGTCTTCGTCTGCAGGAGCTTCATCAACTACTACAGGCACTGTTTCTTCCACAGGTTCTTCTTTCTTCTTAGTAGTACGTTTACGTTTTGGCTTTTCTTCAGCTTTTGGCTCTTCTGTAACTGTAGTTTCTTCTACCTTTGGAGTTTCCTCAGTCTTAGGAGCCTCTGCTTTCTTACCGTTTAATACCTTAAGACCTAAATCACAAGCAGCAATACAGCCTTCACAGTATGCCATAGCGGAGTCTTTACGTTCACTAGCTGGCGCTTCTTTTACAAGTTCATATAAAGCGTCGATCGCTTCACGTTGTTGTTGAATTTGTTGTTTTGAGAGATTCATACGGATTGTCCTCCTAATCCTTCATGTAGTAAGGGTTCTCAAACCCTGCTGCATTTAATATGAGCCCTTCATTCCAGGGTTCAGGTTCACACATAATATCTATAACTTCTTCTAAACTGCCTTCGCCTATTGGCGCTTCGATAACCACTTCGTCGTGGATGTGGGCTACAATTTTGTAACCCGCTTTTGCTAGTCTTAACATCGCTGCTGCTAAACAATCTCTCGCTACAGCCTGTACAATGTTTTCGACGAGCTTTCCACCGTAGGTTTCAACTCTGCCCCATGTATTCTTAACCTGATCCATTCCGTCATACTCAATCGATTCACTACCGAATCGGTTAAGCCCGAGCCGAGGTCTTGCGTAGGCAAGTCTTCGACCGGATGGTAACTCAATGAACAGGAATCCTTTCGACTTAAAGAATTTAATATTGCCTTGTCTAATTCGTACTGGTTCTCCTGTTCTCACGACTTGCTTTGCTGCGCTGTCTGCATCTTTCCAAAATCTCGTAATTCGTGGACTAGCTTGTCGCCATGCTTCGATGATACCTGGTAGCTCCTTTTCAGGAATTTCTCCTTTAGTATCCATCGCTTTCATGGCTCCTACACCGCCACCATACCCTAACGCCAATTCAGCTACCTTGCCTTTTTGTCGTAGGTGCCCATTAACACCGTGCTTCTCAACTGGTACGTGGAACATGCTTGATGCGGAAGCGCAATAGATATCTCCGCCTTGGGCGAATACATCTTGGCGCCACTGCTCGTGAGCAAGCCAGGCAATAACACGGGCTTCGATAGCGCTAAAGTCGGCTACAATGAATCGGTGTCCGTCCTCCGCCACTAAAGCGGTACGGATAAGTTGCTTAATCACGTCACCAGGGTTTCCGTAGAGTAGGTCTAGCATTTCTACGTCTCTACTTTTAAGTACTTCCCTTGCCGTGTCTAAATCATCTAAGTAGTTACGAGGGAGGTTCTGTAGTTGTACTACACGACCCGCCCATCGTCCACTTCTCATAGCTCCATAAAACTGAAGCATGCCGTGGATACGACCATCTGAGCATACAGCGTTTTTCATGGCCAAGTATTTTTTGATGGAGGAGTTACCGAGCACCTGTCTATTTTGCAGTACCTTGCGAACATCAGAGGGGATATCCTGTGCTAAGAGGTTTGATACATCGTCTTTTCTCATTGTTTCTAGATCATATCCTAGTCTTGCCGTTAACCACTCTTTAAGTTGCATAGTACTGTTCGGATTCTCTAATCCTGTTAATATCTTGGATGACTCGGTAGCTTCCTCCACGATTTCGTCGTTGCAGGCAAGCGCCGCATCGACGAGTTCCATATCTACTTTCACGCCTCGCCAGTTTATATCCTGGTCGAGTAACCAGTACTCGTGCTCGATAGCCGGTGGTTTCAGCGAAAGTAAGCGCTTACGGATTGCCTTCTCTACGACTACGTCCTGTCGGTTATACTCAATGTATTCCGCCCATTTTTCAGGCGCATCCTCTGGCATATTTCGTGTCTTAGGATTTGTCTTAGTTGGCTTTCGTGGTACAGAGAAGAACTGAATTAGGCGTTTACCTCTTGAGTCTTTGGCCTCACCTAATTTCAAAGCCTTTGACACATTGTCGAGGCTTGCAGGTAAACTGCAGTATAACGCTAGTACAGAGGTACATTCCCAGTTCGTGTAGTCCGCATCAGGGTAATACTTCTTTAGGCACAGCATTTCAAATGCTGCGTTGAATGCGGTCTTTGTAATTTCCTTGTTATATAAGGCATCCACCACCCTTTCGGGTAGTGGATCCTTTGTCATATCGATTACTTCGACCGGTTCGTCATCGAAGCTATAGGCAAAGAGCAGTATTTCAAATGTTGTATCATCAACGTATCGCTGAGCCCCATATTTAATAGGACAGTCAGAATACGTTTCCACATCAATACTTAGCTCCATATTTGCCTCCTTAGATTAAATCGTCATCGTCCATATCGCCTAAATCGTCGTCGCCGAAGTCATTAGCAGATACGTGAACACCACCGAGGCGGTCACCATCTTTAACTTTACGAACACCATTTAGACCAAAGCCTACGCCTTTCTTACCGTTGAAGTTGTAAGCGAACACAGAAAGCGCTACCTGCGCGTATACACCGGAGTAAATTTCTTCTTCGATGTCGAACTGGTCCATCTTGATTTTGTCACGCGTAAAAACGATAGGTTGTTTATCGCTATTCGCATTGATGAAGAATTTACCAGCGTATGTTTCAGGTTGGTCTGCTACTGCTTCATCTGTATCACCATCACGTAAATTCAATTTAAGGTAAGCTGCTTTACCTTCTACCTTAGCTACTGCTTTTGGATCAGCCTTAAGTTCTTCAATCGCACGTTCAAATGCTTTGATTGTTTTCTTATCTGTTTTGTCGATAATGATTTGGGAACTATATTTTGCTTTGCCGTCGTCGTTTTTACGAGGTTGAGCGATGTTTGCATAGGAAAGTCTTACGATACCAGTTGTTAATTTAGCCATTGTTACGGTCTCCTTCTTTAAATGAATTATTTGTTAGCTTCTACTTCAGTCATTAATTTGTTTACGAGTGCTTCAAGTTTACTGATGCGGCTTTGCGCATCTTTAGCTTCAGCGATGTAGTCACTGCCTTTACCTGTTTTGAATGCTACGTTTACGGTGTATTGGTTCTCACCACCTAAAGTAGCACCAAAGCCAAGCATGATACGTTCATTAGGTCTAGCGAATACGCCGAGCGCTATTGCGTTACTGTTGCGGTAATGACCGTAACTTACAGCGTAGCTGACCTTGTCATTTCTGTTGAAGTCGAGTGGATGCAAGCCTGCAAGTGCTGCGGAGCTTGCGCCTAACTTGTTAACACGTTGGCCAAGATTGTTGACTTTGTTGTTAATGTCATTAGTCATGCTGGTAGAACGATGTTCCAAATCAGTAATGCGCCCTTCGTGGTTATCCGCTACCTTTTCAAGTACACGGATATCAGCTGTATTAGTAGCTACCTTTTGGCCAAGGGAATTGATAGCAGATGTATTACCATTGATGCGGTTAGTATTGTTAGTAATTGCAGTATTATTGCCAGCGATAGCTTGTTCGTGATCGTTCACTACATCGCCTAGCATGTTCAAACCGATTGCCACATCTTTAATGTTTTGCTTGTTTTTAGCAATTTGTTTAGCGTTTGTCTCGATTTCATCAATCGCAGCGAATAGCTGGCTACCGTTCACAGCGTCTAATGAGTCAGCGGAGATTTGACCAGCGCTAACATTCGTGAGTTGGCGGTTATACTGAGTTACTCCGCCTGCACCTGCACGGGCTTTAGAACCAAAGGACACTACGCTTGCTGGTTGTTCGCCAGCAAATACGTGCTTATTGCCATTGATTGTGATACCTTCAACGCCCACGGCGTCGTCGGTAACGCTGTTAGTACCGATTGCGACAGAATTTGCTTTATCAGCAATCGTATTGTTACCAAACGCTACCGCATCAGTTGCAACGCTTTTTGCGTGCGTACCGAATAAGAGAGCTCCTTGGCCATTTGTTTCTGAATTAGAACCAAATACCAGTTGTTCCTTTTGGGAACCAATTTTATTGTTGTACCCAACTACGGCGGACTGTCCACCTGCTACGGTGCCATTGTTAGCCCCGATTGCCACGGAGTTTTCACCAGTCACGTTGTTGGTACGGCCAAGTGCTACGCTGGATTCACCGGATACGAAGGCACCGTTACCGATAGCCACACTATCATAGCTAGAAACACGGGCCTGATTGCCGATTGCCACTGTGTACTCAACTAGGCTTTCAGCATGGGAGCCAAACGCAAAGGAGTTACGACCTGCTGCAGTAGCATTATTACCACCTGCGAAGCCATTTTCACCAGTTACAGTATTGTTAGTACCAAACGCTAATGCGTTATTGGCATTGATGTTGTTTTGGAAGCCCCATACTGCGGAGCTTGTAGATGTTGCGGAGATAGTATTATCTGTACCGCCTACTGTGTTATTACTAGTTGCGCCAACTACGTTTACTGCTAACGCGGAAATTGCTAATGCTGTTGTTAATGTTTTGTTCATCTCTTATACCTCATCTTCAAATTCATTCATCATTGTTTCAACTGTATTAATTGCTGGGCGTTTATCGCTTTCCGGTACAAGTGTAGGCTTGCCCTCCGGTTTATCGATATAGGATTCTAAGTATTCGGCAACGCCCTTTTTACCGAGTACCTTTTGTAGATTTGTGATACCTTCGAGTTCACGTGGCTTGAATATGTCTTCTTCCTTGTAGCCATTATCGAGTAATGTTTTAGCTGCAGCTTCCGGATCCGTAATTGTACGTCTTGATGTACCTTCTACTAATTTGTATCCAGGCCATTGCTTTTCACCCGATAATGCCTTCTCGTACGCGAAATCGTAAACACCTTTAATCCATTTCGTGATTAAATCTTTCATCGCAAGGATGTCAGATACTTCACGGTCAGTAAGTAATTGATTGAGCTTACCGCCATTCTTGTAGAATGTGGCAAGGCACGTATCCGCTAATGCTCGGCAGGTGTGCCGTGCTTTACAGAAGTTACAGTAATCGCAAGGCGTACATTCGCCGATACCTTCCCAGGCACGTTGTGCAATAGGTTTGATATCTTCGCCCCAATCTAGTAATTCTTCGAGCGCCATTTCATCGGTAGACACACTATCAAGTCTTGGCTGAACGATCGTCATACGAACTGTTTTGATGTCGTACAAGTACTCGTTAACGTCGTAAGCACCTAATGCGTAGAGTCTCATTTGTGTATTTTCGGCGGCACTGACAGGAACGCCTTTGCCATACTTCAGGTCAATCACTTCCAGGATGCCATCGGCTACGATTACCATGTCCCCCGTACCAAAACCTTCAGGTACCCAACGAGAGAAGTCGAGCCTTGCTTCAATCATGGCTTCCGCATCAGATGAACGTGCTCTCGCTTCGTTTACCTTCTCTTCGCAGATGTCAACATATCGATTAACGGCTTCTATCATTTCAGCGGAGTAGTCGTCTAGCTTAGGGGCTTTTTTGCCTTCAAGCTTATGCCGGAGAATTGCTTCTGCCAGGTCATGCGCTACAGTACCTTCCGCAGCGTAGGGCGATTGTTCATCAGGGAACATCGCTTCGAGTCTTGCCGAAGGAGTACATACTAGCCACCTGGCACTACTTGAAGCGCCTAGTAAAGCGTGTTTCTTAGCCACGGCTATTCACCCATTCCATAATTTGAATACGTTGTTCATCGGTAGCAGATGTTACCTTTTCGGCACCGATGCTATCTAAGAAGGCTTTGAATTCGCCTTTAGCTTTCGTTTTATCAGTAGCTTTTGCCATTACGTCTTTCACTGCTTCACGAGTTGCTTCAAGGCTAGGGATTTCAACTTCTTCCTTAGGTGCAGAAGCCTGTTCTTCTACTTTAGGTGCTTCTTCCTTAGTAGGTGCTTCTTCCTTAGTAGCGGGGTCTTTAACCGGCTCAGTCTTCTTGGGTGTTTCCTTGCCAGCGGGTTTGTCTTCTTTAACTGGAGCGCCTACGATAGATTGATATAGGTCTTTCACTTCTTGTTCTAATTCAACTGCTTTATCTACTGTGATTTTTAACTCGATCATTGTTCTATTCCCTTTCGGCTTAATGATGTGATATACTTTAAATGGATATTTTTCTATGCGCCCTTTAGCATTGCCGTGCTTTGGGGTGCTTTTTTTTGTGCCCAGGTGCTCGCACTCATCAGGAATGCAGTAATCTCTATTAGGGCACGTTGTACAGTCTCGCAATGTCCTCACCTCCTTTCACTAGGCACGTTTGGATAAACGTGTTATTCTATTTACACACGGGTGTATGTCTTTGCAGTTTTCGCACACTATACGAGGCTTGCCAGTTAGGTACGACCAATTTGTGTAAGGACTTTTAATCCTTTTATTACAGAAGGAGCATCGTTTATCGTTCATATTCTTTTAGCTCCTCAATCCAGTATCCAGTGAGTAACCAAAGAGTGATACCTAGTAACCCCTGGCACATACCAGTCCATAAATCAATGCGGTCTATTTCGATAGAACCGACAGTTCCTACTACTAATATGGCTGCAATAATGCGAAGCACATAAACTACTTTCATCATGTCTACTCTCCTATTCGTGCCTGGCATCGTTTAGCAAGCCAAGCATTAAACGAATCAACGTGGATAAGGCGTTTACCCCCACGCTTACCGATTTTCATGGACGGGAAGTCAAAATCTTGCGCCCATTCGCGGATAACGGCTTGCGGTACGCTAGCAAGCTCCGCAGCTTCCGCTACTGTGATACACATCTTATTCATAGGCGCCTCCTAGAATGCTAGAAGCACCAGGGATAACATCACGAATAAACTTATACCTGCGGACAAGCCGAGCGCTAAAATCCATAAACAACAACTAGCTAGTTCTAATAATTGTTTTTTATTCATAGTTACCTCCTATCTAATTTAGGGTTGTAGTAATCGGTTTCCCAAAAGTCGTGACTTTCGTTATCATCGACACACAACGCATAGCAGATACCAATGACTGTTGACATTTGCACTGACTTGCCCTTGATAGCTCGGTTTAACGTATCCATCGAGATTTCAGCTTGTTTGATCAGCGCCGTCTTAGTCATGCCTAACTCGTTCATGCGTTCCGTAATGGATTCGCCGAACATTCTGATTACGAATTCTTTCATAACCTATCCTCCGTAACGGTTTAACCGTAATCAACTATAAAAAAATAATGTCGTCATACGATACACCAAATACTTCTTGTATCTTTTTTATGTGAGGAACATCAGGGAAAGAGCGTTTGCGCTCCCAATTTCCCCAAGTATCAACAGACACTCCAATCGCTTTAGATGCCGTAAGTTGAGACCAGTTTTTTGAAGCCCTTAACATCTTTAATGTATACTTCATAAGCTACCTCCTTTCTCGATACTCACATCTTGTTTACAGTCATCATTCTACTACGGTTTATCCGTAATGTCCATAAACTAAACTTAAACTATCGTAAAATTTCCGTAAAATATTGATTTTATTACGAAAATATCGTAATATATAGGTGTATTAATTAATATATTCCATATTTTGAGAGGTTATTATGAGTGATTTAGGCAACAAGGCTATTATGGCTGAGAATATTCAACGACTAATGGATAGCCGAGGAATTGATCGCAATAAAATATGCGCTGATTTAGGGTTAAAGTATACTACGTTTACCGATTGGGTAAAGGGAAATACATATCCTAGAATCGATAAAATTGAATTATTGGCAAACTATTTTGGCGTTCCTAAATCTGAATTGGTAGAGAAATATACTGAAGGCTACTACACAGACCGAGAAGCCGCTGAGTTCGCCGAGTACCTACGCACACGTCCAGGGGCTCGTATGCTCTTCTCTGCTGCTAAAGATATCACTAAAGAGGAGATGGAAGAAACAGTCAAATACATAGAGTTCTTAAAATCTAAACACAAGTAATACACACAAGGGAGAGTGGTAGTATTGGTTATTAACCTTATCTATTGTGACTTACCAAATGCTAAAGCAGTTTCTGAGGAATCAGAAGATGTAGACACTCATAATATCTACATTAATAAAAACCTCCCCCATGAACGCATGAGGGAGGAAATAAAGCATGAGTTAAGTCATATTATTCGTGATGACTTTTATGTAGAGCATCACGTCAATTTAGTCGAACGTATGGTTAGAATGTCTCAGATTGAAGATGGAGACATTAACGGAATCGACTTTTATCATCATATTATTTAACATAGGGAGATGTTAACATGAAAAAGACTTTATTAATTACTACTATGCTTGCCTTAGTTACAGCTACGGGGTTTGCTAGAACTGAGGTATCTCACGATGAATTTAAGGCCTTAGACGGTCCAAAGGTACTAGTGCATTACGATGACGGGAGCACGGAATTACTAGACGAACAGGAATACCTCGAACGTACTATCAGCATGACAAAAGAGCAGGCGGACGATTTACGCAAAGTCGACGAAGGTACTAAAAATGCACTAGCAAAATGGCAAGCCGATCATGAGATACACCAGGCACCATCTGAAGAAGTGCAACAGCCTAAAAAGAAAAAGCACTGGTATGACAATGTACTAGATTCTGTATTTTAGATAAAAAAAATAAGCCCTCACCGCAGTGAGGGCTTTTAAAAACTACGTACCTTAGAGGTATTTCATTTTTACTCCAATATGATTATATCATAAATCCTCTAAGGCTGATTATTATTTTATGCCTAGGAGGTTATTTTTATGGCTAAAAAACGAACCGATGGACGCTACCAGGTATCAAAGACGATAAACGGTAAGCGTAAATACTTTTATGGTACTACCAAAAAAGCTGCCATAGAAGCCATGG